GTTCTACACCAACAACGCGGGTACGACATGGTACGCCATGACCGCTGCCCAAAACTTCGTGACGACCTAAGATGCTGGCAGATCGACTACGGATGACCAACAAAGCTGCCGTAGCTGGGCAGCAGTTGTACACCACGCCGGGGACGTACACGTTTACCGTTCCCGCTGGCGTGACGAGCGTTGATGTCTGTTGCATTGGTGGCGGCGGCGGGGCAATCTCGCGCTCCGATAGCACTGTGTCGCAAGCGCAATGCAAAGGTGGCGGGGGCGGTGGTCTGGCCTACGCCAATGCCATTAGCGTTACGCCGGGGGCGAGCATTACCGTGATCGTTGGTGCTGGATCAAGTGGCACAGTCAATGGCGGCGCGTCAAGTTTCAACACCACATCCTGCGCTGCGTCTGGTGGGCAGTCTGGATTTAACGGCGGAGCTGGCGGCTCTGTCACCTATGGGACTGGCGGCTCTGGTGGCGCTGGCGGCACATCCAATGTTGGGTATAGCGGCTCTGGTAGTGGTACTGGCAACGGTGGCGGCGGCGGAGGCGGCGCTGGCGGGTACAGTGGCGCTGGTGGTGCTGGCGGTAACAACAATAGCGGCAATACCACTGACAGTGGTTCTGCTGGCGGAAGCGGCTCTGGCGGTGGTGGTGGAGGAGGTGGTGGTGGGGCAGGGGTATTTAATAGTACGCAATACTTTGAGGAGTATTACTCCAACGGTGGCGGCGCTGGCGGAGGAACTGGCATAAAGGGCACTGGGAGTTCTGGCTCTGGTGGGGCTGGTGGCGTGTACAACGACAGCACCGGCTCTGGTGGCAATGGTGGGTCTGGCGGGGTCGGTGGAAGCGATGGTACTGGTGGAGCCTATGGCGGCGGGGCCGCATCGTGGGTTTACGGGTGGAAATGGGACCCACCGGGTGATTCAGGTGGCACACTTTTGCAACTGGATTATGACAGAAGTGGCGGCAACGGCGCAGTTCGTATCATGTGGGGAGCTGGTCGATCCTATCCTTCTAACGCAGCGGACGTATAACCGATGAACATTCTCTCTGATTCCGATCTGCTGGTCATCAAGGAAGTGGACGGCCACGCCGAAGGCTTCCCGATTACCTACAGCAACTTCCGACTGATCCACCCGCAGACTTCGTTCCCTGAGCTGCCAGACAATTCGTTTTTGGTGGACTACGGCTTCAAGGTGTTCAAGCACACGAACCAGCCACCGATCCCGCAGTTTGAGAACTGCGCGGACGGACCAATCGTCTGGGACGCGACGGAGGACGCCTACACGAACACCTATATCCTGACGCCGTACACGCCTGAGCAGATGGAAGCCGTCAAGCAGCAGCGTATTGACGCACTGCGCGGGAAGAAGAACGCCCTGCTTACGGCCTGTGACTGGACGCAGTTGCCCGATGTGACGCTGACGCCGGAGCAGGTGGCCGCATGGCGCGTCTATCGTCAGCAGTTGCGGGACTACATGGGCAGCGTGACCGATCCGTTCCATCCTCCCGCGTGGCCGCTTCCTCCCCGCTAAGGGACTAGCCGATGCTTTCTGGGTTCCCGATCAGCGGTGCGCCACTCTCCTCGACGGGGGTGGCGCGAGTCCTCATCGCCGCCGTGGGCACATTTACGCTGAGTGGGCAGGATGCAGCCACCAGCGCCTCGTTCAGCCTGTCTGCCGCGCACGGGTCGTACACGCTCTCGGGTGAGGCGGTCACGTTCCTCAAGGGCGCTCGCCTTGTCGCGGACCACGGGACGTACACGCTGGATGGGCAGTCCACGGCCTTCGGGCTGGGCTATGCCTTTAGCCCTGTCCACGGCACCTTCACGCTGTCGGGCCAAGACGCTACGCTAACCAGCAGCCGCACGTTCCCCTTGGACCACGGGACGTTTGCGCTGACGGGACAGGACGCTGGCTTCCCTGTCACTCGCCTCGTCACGGCAGACCACGGCACGTTCACGCTGGACGGCCAAGCGACGGCGTTCGGCAAGGGCTACGCCTTTGCGCCGGATACGGGGCACTTCACCTTCACGGGCGAAGCGGCTGGGCTGATCCCCGCTCGACGGGTGGCGGCAGGCTATGGCGCGTTCAGTCTAGCAGGGCAGACAGCGGATCTCCGCAAGGGGCCGCTGCTGGTCGCCGCGCATGGCAGCTATACGCTGACCGGCCAGACCGCCGATGTCATCTACACGCAGTCGCAGATCGGGCGCAACAAGGTCGATCCGTTCCCCTCGCCGGTCAACCAGCAAGGGCCGGTCGATGCCAATATCGTCCGCGCCAATGACAATCTGGTGGGGTCGGCCATCACCGCGCATGACGGCAACTCGCTGATCCATGTGCAGTCTGGGACGCTGGCGCTCCGTCCTGCGGTCCTGCCCAACGGCGGGATGTACGTCGGCACGGACACGGGGCTGATCTACTTCTACGTCAATGGCGCATGGATCACCATTGGCGATACGGGCCAGAGCGGACGGCGCTGGGGCGCGTTCCAAGACTTTACGGACCAGTCGCACACCTCAATCAACACGGCCAAGCTCATCACGTTCGACACGATTGATACGGCCTATGGCGTGTCGATTGATACGGGGCTGACCAACTCCAAGATCACGGTCAGTCAGGCGGGGGTGTACAACTTCCAGTGGTCGGGGCAGTTCACCAATTCCGACACGCAGATCCATGACGTAAACATCTGGCTGGCAAAGAACAGCACCTACGTCACGGGGTCGAACGGCGTGGTGTCCGTCCCTGAGCGGCACGGCGGGGTCAACGGCCATGTGTTGCCGGGGTGGAATTACTACGTCGAACTGGCCGCGAACGACTACCTCCAGTTGTACTGGGCCGTGAGCGATCTGGATGTGACGCTGGAGTTCCTGCCGTCCACGGCGGTCCACCCGTCCACGGCATCTATCATCTGCACCATCTCCAAGGTCTAACCATGCCTAAGCGTAAAGCCGTGTTCTGGCGCAAAGACAATCCGCTGCCCAAGAAGGAGCGTACAAAGCTCTCCCCTGCACAGAAGCGGGAGGCGAAGGCGCGAGCAAAAGCTGCCGGAAGACCCTTCCCGAATTTGGTTGACAACGCCGCCGTTGCGCGTAAAACTAAGGAGAGCTAAATGCCTATAAAGAGTCGTAGTCAGCAGCGTTTGATGTACGCCGCTGCCGCTGGCACCGTGAAGAACGGCCCATCGCGCAAGGTTGCGAAAGAGATGATCGAGGCCACGCCGAAGAAGGCGTACGGCAAGATGCCGGAAAAGAGCAAGCCTCGCACCGCCGTTATGAAGCGCAAGTAATCTTCACGGGAGACTCAGATCATGGCACGAAAGCGTGGTGGGCTGGCGGGGTTGTACGACCGCAACAAAGGATTGATCCGCACGGGGGCGACCATTGGCGCGTCACTTCTCGGTGGTCCGTTGGCTGGCGCGGCGACAGGCGCAGCGTTCCGTGGGTTGGACCGTGAAGGCAAGCGCGGCATTGGCTTTGATATCGGACAGGGCGCACTCGGTGGCATTGAGGGCTATGCGCTCGGCAAGGGGACGCAGGGCGTCAAGGGCCTCCTGACCGGCGCAAAGACGCTGCCCCCTGCGCTGATGAAGGTGGGCGTTACTGGTGGCCCCGAAACGATGGTGACGGGCAGCGGTGGCGCTGGCACCCTCACGGAGCGGGCCAAGCAGTTGTTTAGCCTTGCCAATCAGAAGACGGGCAACAAGCTAGGGTCGTCCGAAGTGCTGGGCGGGATTGCCAAGGGCTTGTATGGCGAGCGCCAGGCGAACCGGCAGATGGACTTTGAGCGCGAGAAGATGGAGCAAGCGCAGCGCCAGTTCGATGCTACGCTGGGCCTCAAGACGCGAGAGGCGGACATCCTCGCCGCGCAGGAAGCCGACCGGAAGCGCCGTGAAGACGAACTGATGGCGGCTCGCGCAGCGGTTCGTGCCATGTTTGGGGGTGCCTAATGGCAACCTTTAACACCGCGTTTGGTTCGCTCCCCAGCCCAAAGACGCAGCTCTTTGGCAATCGTCCCCAGCCCCGCACGGGTGGTGGCACAGCGGGTACGGGTCAGATCGAACAGCAGCAAGCGCCGGGGACGGTGGGCGGCGATACGTTTGCCGACCTCCAGAAGCAGGGCCGTGCCCGTCCTGCCCCGCAGATGGCGCAAGCGCCACAGGCGTTCCAAGAGCAGCCCCCGATGCTTGGCGCACTGAGCGCCCAGTTGGGACAGACCGCGACTCCGGCCACGATGTTCCAGCCGGAGATGGCTCCGACTGCTCCGACTGCTCCAGCTGCTCCAGCTGCGCCGACTGCGGCCCCGCAAGCAGCAGCAATGGCTCCGAGTGCAGCGGCTCCGGTCCCGATGCTGTCCACTCTTACCTCGCGGCTTCGCTCGGCAGAGGACATTGAGGAGGAGCAGCGCGGTGGCGGTGGGCAGGACACGGGCGGTGCTGGCGGTGCGGGTGGTGCCGGTGGTGCTGGCGGTGCTGGTCCGACCACTCCCGTCGTACCACCAGCTCCCGCTGGCATGGGCTATAGCGCCACGGGTGGGATCACGGGTACTCCGCAGATCGACCGGACGACCAACACGGCGACCTACTCCAACGTCGAAGTGCCGGTGGCGAACGCCCCGCGCTTTGGCCCCGGTAATCCGCCTCCTGCCACTGCCCCGAACGGCTCAACGTTTGTGGCGGATACGGGCGTCACATGGACGAAGCGTGGTGGCGTGTGGACGGTTGAGGCACGGGCTGGCGCTCCGAACGATGGGATGCCTAGAGGGTACGCTGCGCTGACGCCGCCTGAACTGCTGGCGCAGACGCAAGCCAATCTCCCCGAGGGCTTTAGTGCAGGAACGCTTGGCCCCAGCGGGGTAGAGATGTTCCTCCGTCAGTACGGCATCCCCGCAAATGAGTCGCAGTACTTCGCGCTCGCACAGCAGTCTGGTATGACGGTGGATGCCCTCAAGAACTACATCGCCTCGGTTAGAGGGCCGCTGCGGTTTGAGAGCCAGCGTGACATCCAAGTTCGCGCCGAAGAACAGGCGTGGAAGGCGCAGAACAACGTCGGTGAGATCCCGTACAACTACGCCTTCGTCCCGGCCAGCGAGGGCGGTCCTCGCCTCCGCAAGCTGTCGTATGACGAAGTAGTGGCGCGTGGGTTCCAGCCGTATGGCGGTCGTGCCGCGTATGACAATCTGGCGAACGATCTTGCCGCAGCGCAGCAGACGGGCACCCTCGGCCTCCTCACCCGCTTCGGTGGGCTGACGGCTCCGACTGGCGGTGGGACGCCTGGAGCGGCTGGCGCGGTGGATCTCCTCACGGGTGGGACTACGCCGGTCCTCAAGCAGACGCCGACGACCACCTCGTTTGCGCCGAACGATCCGAACGGCCCGTGGTCCTACGACAAGGACAACTGGCTGGAGATTGAACCCGGGTCATGGATTCCCCGTGGGCCGGAAGCGAACCGTTGGAAGTTTGAGAACGGGCGCTGGGTATCGACGATGGGCACGGGCAGCAATGTCCCCGGTCCCTTTGGTCCGTTCCCGCCGACGAGTGGCCCCACGGGTGGTCCGACTGGGACTCCTGTCAGTGGACCCACGGGCGGTGGCGTGACGGGTGGTGGCACTCCTGCGACGGCTGGTGGTGGGCTGATCCCGAGAACGCCTATCCCGACGCTTCCCCCGTTCTACACTGCGCCTACTGCGCCGACGGGAGCAGTACCTCCCGCGACGATGAACCTGTCGAACGCGGCGCGAGATCTTCGCACGAAGCTTTTGGAGCAACTGACCAAGCTGGAAGGTCCGTCCGAGATTCAGGGCCAGGCATACGAGGCGCTGCGGAAGGCGAAGGCCGATGAACTGGCCGCGCAGTATGGGGCCGAACGCTCACGGCTGGAAGAAGAACTGGCGCGGCGTGGCTTGAGTGCGTCCACGATTGGCGGCGGTCGCTATGGTGATCTGGCTGGGCAGCAAGCGCGAGCCATTGCTGGCTTTGAGGCGGAGTTGTTGCAGCAGCAAGCCGAGGCGGATCAGCGCCGTCAGCAGATGTACTTCACCGGCCTCAGCGATCTGACCAAGACGGAATCGGACATCGAACTCCGTGCCGCACAGTTGCAGCAGGAAGCCGCGCTGCGTGGGCGGGAGTTGGATCTCCAGAGCGCCCGTGATATGGCAACCTCGGAGTACCAGCGTGGGCAGTTGGGCCTCGGGTACGCTGAGATGGGAAGCCGTGAGCGCATCGCTGGCGCACAGCTTGACGAACAGAAGCGCAGCGCCGAGGTCCTGGAAGGGATTCGCACGGGCGAGCTGACCCTGAGCCAGGGGGTGCAGATCGCGCAGATCCTCCGTGGGATGTACGCTGGGGAGATTCCGGTGGAAGCGTGGGAGTCCCTGCTCCGTTCGCTGGGTGTGGACCCGACGAAGTATCCGCGTCCGAACGTCACGCGTACCACAACGACCACGCCGACCACCACGACGACGAACACGCCCACCACGACCACAACGACCACGCCGACCACGACCACGCCGACGACCACCAATCCGAGGGGTCCGACTGACACGACGAACCCGAACACGCCGATTGCAATTACGCAGATCCCGAACGATCTCAGCGGGTACGCGAACGGGCAGAAGTTCTCCTACTTCGGGGTGACGTTGACGCTCCTGAATGGCGTGTTGCGTGACGATACGGGTCGCGCCTACCGCACCGGCGAATAACCAGAGGACACGATGGCACTACTTGACTATCTCTTGGGTGGCGCGGCTGGTGGGTTTCAGGGCTACGAAGCGAAGAAGGCCAAAGACCTCCAGGCGCAGAAGGACGAGGAGGACCGGCAGATTAAGCAGTTGGCAATGCTGAATCAGTTGGGCTTCCGAGCGACCGGCCCCGTGCGTGAAACGCCGGATGAGGCGGCACGGAACATCGTGGGCGACATTAGCGCCGAGGTGCCGAAGCCAGCCTTCGACACGACGATGGGCCGTGCCTTTGGCGCAGCACAAAAGCGGGGATTTGGCGTAGCGGAGCAGCCGACCAGCCCGTTGACCTCGCCAGTATCGCTGGCGCTAGACTCCTCAAAGATCAGTCAGTTTGAGCGAGCGAAGGGGATGCAGCCAGCAAGCCCTGAAACGCGAGCGACAATCAAGGGCATTGGGACGCTCGGCTTCCGTCCGCCTGAGACAGAGGAGGAGAAATCGCAGCGCGAGTACAATGCCTTGATGCGAATTGAGCAAGGCAAGCGAGCGCTCTCCGCGCAAGATGCACGACTCAAGGCTGAGGCAGATGCAGCAGCGAACAAGGCCAAGGTTGACTTTCTTGTTGCGTCTGGCATTGAACCAAAGCGAGCAGCGCGTATCGTAGCGCTTGAAGCGAAGTATGCCGATGTGGAGGAAACCCCATCCGTCGCGGCGACTAAGCGTGGGCAAGATATTAGCGCGGCTACGGCTCGTCGTGGGCAAGACTTGGCTGACAAGCGGAAAGACGCGGAGGGTGTCAATGAGATTCAGAGTGGGCTACAGGCAATGGGCGTGGCTCGCGCTTCGTCGTCGCTGAATCTATTGGAAACAAACACAAAGCTCATGGACCGCTTTGAGAAGGACGTACTTGACGGGAAGGCGCAGATTACCGCACTCCAACTTGAGGCAGCGCGATTTGCGTTGTCTGGTGGGAAGGGGTCGGCAGTTGCGGAAGATCGGTTGGCGAAAGGCATACCTGGTGTGATGCCTCCGAATCCAGCGCTTCTTCGGTATGTCCGTGCGGGTAAGGGGATTTCTGGTGCAGTGCGTGAAATCACGCCTCGTGGTGGCTCCAACTTGATGATGCAGATGGAGCAGACGCTAGCTGGCATCGGTCCTGCTGGCACAGATGCGGAGTCCATTGGACAAGTGCAGACGTTCCGCAACGACATTCTTGCTGGTGTGCGAGAGGGTGTGGACGCCATGCGCGGGAAGCAACAGCCTGCCACTGGCGGTGCTATGCCGTCTGCGGCTGAAGCACTGCGGCGTCTGCGTAAGGGAACCACCACTGGAGGAAAGTAACGATGGCGATGCAACCCCCTAGCGCCGCCGAGCGGAAGAAGCTGATTGAGATGGGCTACAAGCCCGAAGATTTGGACAGAGAGTTCGGCTCATCGCCAGAAGTGGCTGTTGCTTCGCCACGACCTGCTGCTCAGAAGACGGAGACTCCCCGGCGCACTGGCACCACTGCCCGAGAAGATGTTGTCGGTATGACGCGACAGGCGATGAACGCCGTTACGTTCGGCCAGTATCCGAAGATGGTCGGAGCGTTGTCATCGCTATCTGGTGGCGATGGGAAGGCTGACGCCGAGAAGCTGGCGAAGTATATGAGTGAATACCGACAGGCCGCTCCTCGAAAGTCTGCCGTTGCCGAATTCGCTGGAGAGATTGCTCCATACTTTGCCTCAGCCCCAGCAGCCGCTCTCAGTAGCATCCCTGGTATGGCTGGCGCTGCTGCACGAACTGGGAAAGCCTATCAGTTCGCTCGGGCAGCGGTTCCGTTGGCGAGCAAGGTGTTGCCGAAAGCTGGGAAGACAGTAGCGCAGATCGCCGCGATTGAGGGGGCGCGTGGGGCATCTCAGGCAGAGGAAGGCGAGTCGCCGTTGGCCGAAGCCCTGAAATCTGCTGCTATTTCTCTGCCATTCGGTCGGCTTGGCGAAGTGGCTGGCACCTATGCTGCTGGGCGATTCGGCAAGTCCATTGATAAGATGGCGGCTAAGGCGACCGCCAAAGCGCAGGAAGCTGGGCAGATCATTAACCAATGGCGCGAGATCGGCCAGCTTGAAGTGACTCCGGCACTCGCCAAGTTGTATGAGCGGTCACAGCCGTTGCGTCAGGCTGTTACGGAAGCCGCCGAGTCGCTTGGGCTTCCAGCAACGGACCCAAATGTTTTGACAGAAGCGTATAGCAAATTGGCGGCTACTGGGTCGCCAGTCTTCAAGAAAACAATCCTCTCGCCGTTCCTGTCAGCCATTGATGAAGCCGCACAGCCGTTGATTGGGAACTCCAATATCAGCCCGCTGTCTAAGGGGATTCGTGGGTATGCTGAGGCAATGGATGTTGGCAAGGCAATTACCCGTGGACGACAGACTGGCGAATATCTTCGCACTGGGGCTGGCGCTCCAGAGCAGGTCGGCGGGGAAGTCCTCGTAGAGCGCATGAGTCGTCCCTATGTTTCGCAAGCTGAGCGGGAAGCTGCTGCACAGGCGCTCATCGCGTCAATCCGTGAAGCGAATACGGCTATGCCAAGTACGCTTCGTGGAGCCGTAGCGCAGGGCGCTCGCACACTGCTGACTGGTGGTCCCCGTGGTGTAGGGGACATTGCCGACATTGCGGCACGGCTAGGCGGCGGATCGTTCGGTCAGCGCATGGCACAACGCGCTGGCACATCAATCGGCGCTTCACGCTAGGCAGTAGGCTATGACCACTGAATCAGCCTCCCTCAAGATCAGCGCCCTGTTGGGTGTCAGCAGTGCCGTCCTCCAGAACGCTCCCCCTACTGGGATGTCCATGACTTCGCTCTTAGTGCCGATTATTTCAGCGGTGGTCGGGGGGCTGATGAGCTACGCGGTACTCAAGACGACCGTGCAGAAGATGGAACGCGATGTGCGTGATATGCGGAAAGACATGAGCGACATTTATACGCTGGTGCGGGAAAGCCTCACCAAAGTCGCCAAGCTGGAAGGGCGACTGGACTCTCATTCCTAACGTGGAGTTGTGATGAACAAGCTCTTGCTGTCGGCCACCCTCCCCCTGTTCCTCGGCCCGATCACCTTCGTCCTGATGCAGGGCATCAAGGCGCTATCGAAGACGGTCGATGCGCTGCCGATCACGGCCAAGCGGTTCGCGGTCGCGGCCATTGCCGTCCTGCTGACCGTCGTGGCGCAGGTGACGGGCGTGGATGTCTCGTGTGATCCGAATGGCGTGGAGAACTGCCTCAACACGCTGGACGCTGGCGCGGTGAAGGGCATCCTTGCGGCGGCCGTGGCCTACGTCCTGCACTTCGCCAAGCAGAAGAAGGGCTAACCTCTCATGATCCCTCCGCGCCGTTCTCTCAAGGGTTTGCTTGTCCCCCGTGACGCTACGGAAACGGCGCGGCAGGGGCAGGGGATTGGTGATCTAGAAGCCATCATGCAGATGGCAACAACGGCCATCCCAGAGGCGTTGCGTGTTGCCCCAGCGACAAGCACTCCGATGGGCCTGTTTGATACAGCGAACGCTCTTGCCGACAGAGACTATGCTGGTGCGGGGATGGCAGCACTCGGAGCAATTCCGTTTGCTGGCGCGTTGAAGTACGCGGACGAAGTGGCTGATGTAGCGAAGTCTGCGATGCGCGGTGCGAAGTCGTTGCCTATGGATACGCCAAGTCGTATGGCGCGGGCAGCAGAGCAGGGATTTAGTTCGCCTGTGTATCATGCAACTTCTCGCACGACCCCTATTGACGAGCTAAAGCCATCCAACGGATTGCTGATGGACTTAAATGCGATCCATGTTGGCACGAAGAAAAGCGCGAACGACAGGGCTGGGGCTGTCCATGTGCTTTCCACGCCAAGCGGGTTGCAAATGCAATCCGCGAAAGCAGCAAATACACGGCGCGGATGGTCGCCAGATAATGCGGCTGCTTCAGCACAAGGAGGTGTTCTCCGTGAAGATTTTGCCCCATCAATCATGCCACTGATGATGAAAGCGGAGCGCCCGTACTTAAACCCTGCCACTGGCGCTCCGTGGACAGAGCGAGAGTTCCAGAAGCACGTTGGGGAGTGGATTAGAGAGAACGCCCCGAAACTTGGAGAAACAGATCGTCTTGCCGCTAAGCAGCTAATGAAGCAAGATCTTCTTGAGCAAGGGTATGATGTTATTCCTTACGTTAACGCAATCGAAGGCGGACAGCGGTACAAAAGCGGCCATGCAGGAGATGTGAGTTACATGGTACTAAAGCCAGAGAACTTGCGCTCCAGCTTCGCAAAGTTTGACCCCGCTAACGTCGGAAAGGCGGGACTTATGGGCGCACTTGCTGGTACGCTTGGGATGTCTGCTGCGAATAACCGCAACGCAAAAGGCTCAAAGTAAATGCCAAAGCGCGGAACGCTCCCTCGGGCGGTGGCGGTGGTCAAGAGCCTTGACGTACTGGCTCCCGCCTTCCGCGCCAAGATCGAACGGGTGCTGGAGGCGGTGCCGTATGCGACCGTGGCGGAAACGCTGCGGACGGACGCACGGCAGCGGTATCTCTATGGCTTTGGGCGGCAGTATGACGACGGGCGTGGCATCGTCACCCACAGCGAAACCGCGCTGGACACCTGGCACCACTACGGGCTGGCGGCGGACATCATCCACCAGGCGAAGGGCTGGGAGGCTCCGATGCAGTGGTGGCAGCAGCTCGGAGCCGCCGCCAAAGCGCAGGGATTGGTCTGGGGTGGTGACTGGACGTTCCGCGACTACCCGCACATTCAGTGGGGTGCCCCGATGCGTCGGAGCCCATCCCCGAGTGCCGCCAAGCTCCTAGAGACTGGGGGCGTGGAAGCCGTCTGGAAGGCCGTCAACGCGATCTAACGGCACTTGGCAGTGGTAGGTAGCACAAAGCCCCCGGAAGACAATCCGAGGGCTTTGGCACACCCACCCAAGAGGATGCTATGGGAAACCCCGCCAGAGACTACCCATGCCCGACAACTTATGGGGCTGATACTGGCGTGTCAAGGACGGCAATGGTGACAACCGCCCCCGCCTTGGTCTTGTCCCGCTCGTTCAGGTCGTCGAACTCCCACACCGCTCGCCGGATCTGGCTGTCGTCGTGCCAGATCGCCTCGCTGTCGGTGATGCCGTCCAAGAACGCCTTCTGGTAGTTGAGATCCCGCCGCCTCCTGTCTGGCTCCCGCACCACCACATCAATCAGCAAGCGCCCCTCCTGCCGCGTCCAGCCCGCCTTCTTTGCAGCGGCCATCGCCAGTTGCCCGATGAGCGTCTTGGCCTCGCGGTACTCTTTGCTCAGAATGTAGCCGGTAACGTATTTCCGGTTGTCGGAAATCAGTGCCGCCCACGGGACGCTAAAGGTCATGGTCCGCACCGCGCTCACTTGTCCTTTCTCCCGATCCGGGCGCTCCAGCCGTCCTTCTCCGGCGGGGCCACCCGTGGCTCCAGTCTGAGGTTCTGATAGTTCCACCGCACGGGGATGTCCTCCACGCTGCCGTGGCGGTTCTTGTCGATGATGAGAAAGGTGTCTGCCGTGAGGCCGTTGCGGATGAAGCGGGAGTGGTCGAATAGCAGGACTTGGTGGGCATCGTTCTCCACCGCGCTGCCACCCATCAACCCTTGCGCCACCGGACGCTCCTGCCGATTGGCCGAGGTCTGGCGGTTGAACTGCGAGAGGGTCACGAGCGTCACCCCGAGCGACAGGGCGGCTTCCCGCAGTTGGTGCGACACCAGCTCCATCCGGTCGTGGATGGCTTGGACGTTGGGTGCCCAGATGAGCTGCAAGTAGTCCACGATGAAATACTTGCACCCCGCATGGTCGTGGTGGTAGCGCATCGCGTGAACGATGTCGTCGATCTTGCTGATGGGGAGGCGGTTCACGATCAAGTGCCCACCCGTTTCCCGATGGATGGCGTCCACGGCCATCGCCGCTTTCGTGAACGTCAGCGGATCGAACGTGCTGCCCTGCTCTAACTGCTTGACCGGCAGATCCGCCGCGATCGCCAAGAAGCGGGTCGCCAACTCATCGCGTCCCATCTCCAGCGAAATAAAAGTGACCACCTCGCCGTGACGGATCGCGGTGTTCGCTAAGTTCAAGGCAATCAACGACTTACCCGTGCCGGTGTTTGCGCCGATGACGATGTTCCACCCTCGCGCCAACCCGATCCCGCCACCACCGCCCCCACAGCAGAGGTTCCACAGCGCCAGAGGCGTAGGCACCGCTTCAATCGGCGCTTGCTTCTGCTCAAAGATCCGTTCGAGCGTCAGGCCCGTGATGCTGTCGAACGCGACCACGGGCGGTTCTGCCCCGATAGGCGTGGCGGTCTTGAGCAGCGCCGTCCAGATCGCGGTCCAGTCCTCGCCCAAGTCGCTGACCGCCCCGTGCAGGTCACACAGGTCTTTGATCCCCGTTCCGCCCACCGTCACATCCCGGATCACCTTGGCCTTGGGGAGCGACTTGGCGACGGAGGCAATCAGCGTGGCCCCGCCTTGATCCGGCTCCTGCCACACATACACGGTGCGGTTGGCGAGCAGGGTCGCATACTCAGGACGCCACTGGGACGCCCCCGGCAAGCCGACCGCGCAGATGCCCCGCTGCCACGCGGCGTGACAGTCGGACTCGCCCTCTACAAGTAGGACGGGCGCATCCTTCGGTGCTGCGGCCAATACCTGCTGGCCGTAGAGCGGTGCGCCTTCCCCGTCCTTGTCCCAGAACGTGCCCTTGCGGGTCCGCAGCTTGGTTCGCAGCACGGTGCCGTTCGCGTCATAGTACGGAATGACCACCAGCGGCTCCCCGTACTTCCCTGTCCGTTCGGTGACGCCGTACTTCGCCAGCGAGTCGAGGGCCAGCTTCTTGTGTTCGGCGTAGTCGAACAGGGTCAGGCCGTTGCTGCCCGTCGCGGCAGGGAGGTCAACGTGCAGCTCCTCGGCCAGCGAGCGCAGCGGCTCGGTAAAGCCACAGGCCGAGCAGCCCCACGCATGGTCGCCCATCCACGCGGACGCATTGCTATCCGTATGGCGTGGGCAGCAGAAGGCGAGCTTTGCGCCCGACTTCTTCGTGCCCTTCCGACGCAACAGCGCGGACTTCAGCAGCCCGTGGGCGTCGAGATGGTTCACTCGTTGCTCCGAATCACCGACTGACGCTTGATCTTCGGAATCCCTTGCACATCGGTAAACGACTTGTCATGCAGCAACAGTTGGTCTTGTGGGAGCCACATAAACTCTCCAGTCTCCACGGCCACGACCCACAGGTGCTTGTGTTGCGCGGGTTCCATGCTAAAGCCGTCTTTCTTGTGATCCACGGCGAACCACAGCGATCCACGCACTGACGTTTCCTTGTGGTCCGCGCACAGAATGGTCACGGGCATCTGATCCAGATAGTCACAGGACACGATCTCCGCATCCCACCCATAGCAGTCCCATGTCGCGGAGGCGACATCTTCCTGTACGGTTCGCTCGTTCTCAAAGAGCGGATCAACCCACCGCAAGCAGTCGAGCGGGAGATCCACCACCATCGCGCCGTTCTCTAGGACGACATGACAGGCCAGCGTTCGGTTCGGGGTGACACTGACCCCCCACCACACGGCTGGCGTTCGTGCTTGCAAGTCAAACTCGTCGGACAGGACGCTTTCGCTTTCCACCCACACATAGCGGTGGCGCGGCAGACTGATGTTGTGCGGCATAGGTTAGCACTCCTCGTCAACGGGAGCGCCCAGCGCATCCCACTCGTAGTCCGTGATCCCCAACACGAGGAACCACTGGTCCGCACGGGTGAGGTTGGGCACGATGGCGTCCACCTGCGCCGGATCGGTCAGGTGACGGATCGCGTCCACCTGCTCCTGGGTGATCGGGATATGGCGGGACCGCTCCTCGCCGGTCACACAGGATGTGCGCGTGATCTTCATACGCCACCTGCCAGTCGGTCGAACTCGGCCACATCCTGCCCAGACCGTGCCCACTCCTCGCGGGTGCGGCCATGTACGGTCACGAGATTGAACTGCTGCCAGATCCCGTCGCGGTAGAAGCGCGTCGAGCCGATCCGGTACTTCGGTGGGGTGCCTTCCTTCTCGCAGTACGCGGCGTAGTTCCGTGCCGCACGGAGCAGGTCCATCGGCTCCACGCCTTCTTTCAGCAGGTCCAGCACGGCGGTACGGGTCGGGACATGGGGATGCGGCACATCGCGCTCGGGGTACAGGTCGTGGATGTCGCCCACCAGCAGGTTGGCAAACGACAGGTGTTCCTTGCGGGTCGGCCCGTAACGGCGCAGCGGGTTGGGTGTCATGGCGGGGTGGGTCATCGGGTTATTTCTTGCGGCGGGAGTGACTGCCCATGTTGCCGCCACGCGGACGGCGGGGGATGTCGAGGCGTTGCAACATCTGATGCACGGCTTGATAACTAATGCCGAGCCGTTCGGCAATCTGTCTGGTCGTTTGTCCCTGGGCATAGAGGGACGCGATCAGCGCACGGCGCTCAGGGATACTGAGCTTTGGGGGGTTATCCATGTCCAGTCTCCTGTGCTTGACGGCAGAAGTGCCGCACCTCGCAGTGGGACGCACAGCGGCGGTACTCGCCCGGGCGCTCCTCTACATGGTGGCCTTCTGGAATCTCGGTCGGGCGCTCGTCGAACAGCTTGACCGCTCGCTTGCCGCCCTCCTTCATCAGCGCGAACTGCGTCCCGGTGTACCACCGCTCCTCGTTTGTGCAGTCTACGCGCCCACCCTGCTGCGCGTACTGGTGGAGCTGCACCCGATCCAGAATGTACTCCTCGGCCTCCTCCAGCGACCAGAGCGGGATCTCCACCCGCACAATCGGCGTCTGCGGGTAGGAGTCGGGCTTGCGCTCGGCCTTCCCCTTCTTCCAGTCGCGCAGGAGGGCAATGATCTCCAGCGAGGTCACGGCAATGCCGTTCTTGTGGGCCAGCCAGCGCAGCACGTTGAGCTGCTGCGTCCAGCCGTCAATGTTCTGGAGCTTGTACACGGTCGTCACCTTGTAGTCGCTCAGGACGCCCGTATCCATCTGTATGACATCAAACTGCCCAGAGACCTGCCACCCCGCGACCTCGGCATACAGGCGATCTTCTGCCACCATGCCCTCCTGCCGGAGTGCCGCCCGTTCTAGAATTGTATGCACCGCCTGTCCCAGCAGCGACCAGATCCGCTCCGAGACATCGGTGGTGATCTTATCCTTGTGCTGCGCCATCAGCGTCCGAATCTGTGGGGCGTCGATCAGCTTGGTCACACTGATGTCCCCGCCCCCCACATACGGGTCCGCCGTCACAGCTGCCACGATACTCTGTGGCAAGCCGTGGACGTTGGTGATCGTGCCCATCAGGACTCCAAGTGGAGCTTCGGCGGCTCCTGCGGCATCAGCGGTGCCACCAGCTTGGTCAGGACGGCCTCCGCTGCCTCCTCTACGCCGGGCGACGAGAGGATGCCGATATGCTCCTTCCCGCGCTCCTCGTCGTTCTGCATGACCGCAATGCCCAGCGCGGCCAGCGATATCAGCGTGGCGTGTTCCATCGGGGTGAAGTCGAGGGTCGGCATTAGCGGGTCGCCTTGATAAAGAGGGTGGCCGCTGCCGCCTGAATCGCGCTGGCATCAATCGGAAGGCCCAGCGCCTCGCACTTGACGCCGAGGGTTGCCATCGCCTGATCGACGCACTGGTTGTAGATCGCGCCCAGTGCCGCCACATCCATCGGCGGGGTCGCCGCTCGCGCCACCGGAGCCGCCTGAGCCGCCCCAGCCGGTGCGTTGCCCGCCAAGTGGATGTTCGTGAACGTCTTGCCGTCCTTCTTGATCTGCTCCAGCGTCAGCGCCTTCCCGATGGCGGTTTCGGGGGTCAGGTTGAGCCGCGCTAGGCCCTTGGCCCCGCTCATCTCGCTGATGAATACGATGTCGTCGGCGTTGCCCTTGAACACCATCTGGGGGCCGAAGTTGCCCTCGGCGGATTCAATGGCGGTGACAGGGTTCAGCGTGATCGGGCCGTTGGCGAGCTTGTGAATCGGCATACATCCTCATGGGAAAGTGTGTGGGGACTTCGTGATGCAACCTATGGCAGCTTGTCAATCTTGTCAATACAGGGGTCTATCAAACGATGGATCTTTCAGCACGATGCGAGCTTTCGAGCGCACCCCCGGCTTGGGCTGGTAAATCTCCACCGCGATGTCCTCCATGCGCCTCGCGTAGTACAGGATCAGCTCCTTCGTACACCGCTCGCTCTTGGCGATCTTGAGCGGGTCGGACTCCCCTCGGCGCACATACGCTCGGATGATGTCCTTGCGAATGTCCCCGGCCTTGCGGACGAACTTCGGCAGTCGGGGCGGTTCTCCGTAAGGTGGCATCGGGGTCACGCGCACCTCGGGGTCACGCGGGTCGATCCGGTCCTGCTCGGTCGGGTCCACCTCAGACACGGGGAATCCGTCGCTGAATCGGACGGCCTCCGGCATACGGATGGACCCAGATGTTGCGCTGGCGCGGATCCCACTTGTCGAGGAACACATCAATCGTGTGGAACCAGCCGTAGGTGGCGCTGCGGTCAGTGATCGTGCTGTCAATCACGGCCACACGGCGCACCATCTCCACGGGGATGCGCTTGCGCCCCATGTTGTACATCCAGCAGAACTTCTCGGCGTTCCACACGCCTTTGGTCTGGGTCTTGTGCTTGTCTCGCAGTTCCAGCTTGTACTTGGTGCCGTGGGTCAGGTACAGGCGGCGGGCCTTCGTGGTGGTGGGGGTGTCGGGTGTCATTTGTTGGGGGTGTTGGTGGTTGGTGAAGCGGCCTTCGTGGTCGCTTCGGGTGGCGTCCCGCCCAAGATTCGGATGTTGGCGCGGGTGAGTCGATCAACTTCTTCGCGGCATCTGGCGATGATGTCCACATACATCCGTTTCTCGTCAGGCATGATGCCAATGGTCTGTGCGATCTGGAGGCAGGACCGTTCGATCCGGTTGATGGCTTGGTCGCGCCGTCGCTCGTTGGGTTCTATGCGATACTCTTGAATCGCTCGCAGCACTGTGTAGCACTGCACTTCCATCTGCCGCAAGATCCTCGGCAGCTCCTCGTCGCTCATGGATTCCTCTCGCGGTGGATGACTCGTTGCGCGTATCGCTTCCACCAGAGAAACGCGCCATAGGATGCCATGTGAGATGCGGTGTGCATCGCGTCCCACTCCTCGTTCGTCATCAGCTCTGGCAATGCTCCTGCCTCTGCCTCTGCGGTGGTCAGTCGTCGCCGGTTTGCGCCGGTCCCGGTCATGATGCGGTCGCCAGAGCGTAGCCCCTGCTTTGCGCTCATGCGCCCTCCTGCGTCTCAAGCGCGGCTGCGAGAATAGCTCTGGCATCTTCGTAGTACGTCTCCTTGTATCGCCATATCTCCTGTTCCCACGTTCCCCAATGGGACAGATCACCGCGCAGATACAGCGCCTCCGCCGCCCGCTCCACCATCTCATCCGTCACCCGTGTCGCAGCGGCGAGCCGTTCGCGCAGCCGGTCGATCTCCTGCACCGCAGCGTCACGCTCATTTTCTAGATCGACCCTCTTGTATCGTGCCGCAGACCATCCCCTGACCATGCCAAGTGCCACATCTGCCGTAAGACTGTCGTGGCACAACCACGATGCAAACATGGAGCGTGAGTATTCGCCCCACATTTCTTCGATGTCTGCATCGCTGAGGTACTCGCGGTCATGTTCGTCAGGGAGCAACGCATGAAAGTATTCAACTGTCTCACGCTCAAGGCTTTTGAGGTACTTCGTTTCGTCGGTCATGCGCCCTCCTGCGCCTTGCATGATTCTGACTGTTCCCATTCCCACTCACTCGCGCAGGGACCGTTAAGCGCAGCCCCCTCAAAGAACGCCATTCTCACTACCTCGCGCAGCCGGTCGATCTCCTCGCACAAAATCGCCCCCTCTCCGGCGTTCAACGTGCCGCCCTTCCGTGCCCACTTCTCGGCGTTGGCGAGTCTGTCTCCGTATCCGGCGCGGTGATTGCCTCCCGCGCTCCCGAAGTTGCCATCAGCTTTCGCGTCGGTCGGATCTGGTGTCGCACTCATGCGCTTGCATCCCGCCCCACCGCACACATCCGGCGCACCAAGTCCTGCGCGGACGCTTGCAGTGTCGTGACGGTGGGCGCGAGTGCATCCCTAGCCGCAGAAACACTTACCGCATCCCTTGCCGCAGCCCTTGCCGCAGCCCATGCCGCAGCCCATTCCGCAGCCCTTACCGCATCCCTTGCCGCAGCCCCTGCCGCAGCCCTTGCCGCAGCCCCTGCCGCAGCCCATGCCGCAGCCCTTGCCGCAGCCCCTGCCGCAGCCCATGTCGCAACACTTACCGCAGCCCCTGCCGCAGCCCATGTCGCAGCCCATGCCGCAGCCCATTCCGCAACACTTACCGCAGCCCCTGCCGCAACACTTGCCGCCGTGATGACCAACTGACTGTCCCGAGCGATAGCAGACGACATGATCGGTGGAAGCGCCCGAAGTGCCGCCGCGTGGGCCTCAAGCCACGGCGTGAGGTCCAACCACGCCGGAGCATTGACCCTCACCAGCCAGTCCGTCGCCATCCATGCGCGAGTCTCGTCATCGGCATCGGTGGTGCGCGTTCCGATCACATCAGGCAACAACGGGAGCAGCAGCCGCGCACGATCAGCATCGGGGAGCGCATCATTCCATGATCGCATAAACGCCGCGATCACTGGTGAGGCACACTGCGGGGCATCGTTCCACGGTTCGCCAGCGAGCCACGCGACCGCTTCCATCGCGCACATCGCCTCGCCTTCGTCATGCTTGCCACGCGCTAACGTGGTGATCTGTTCCAGCTTGTCGTGCAAAGTATTCGCGCTCACTCTAAGGCTCCCGCGTCGAGGATTTGGGCACAGACGGCGCAGCATAGCGTCCCGTCGTCGTGCAGTTCGATGAAATACAGGTGATCGGCTGGGGTATGACAGAGGCCACAGCGCCAGCCGTCGCGCTCGCCTACGGTTTCAATGTCGTCCATGCGTTGCTGCACCGTGGTGTCCCATTGCGCGGGGTCGTCTGGGAGGCCGGGGATCTCGCCCCATATCTCCACCCACTCCTCCTCGGCAGGTTCAAGGCACGGCACCGGCAGGGGCACCGCCTCCCGTGCCGGTGGGGACCGCCACTTGGATCTCCACGAGCGCCACTGGGCCGATATCCAGCCGTCCTGCCACAGCACCCACACGGTCGCGGTCCCAGCCACGGCCACGAGCGCGAGACACAGCGCGAGGAGTTTCATGTGGCATCGGGGTCGGCGACCATTGCTTCCGCGAACGCTACCGCTGCCGCGAAGTTGCCCCGAAAGACCGTCGCGGACCCAATGGCGACATCCCCCGGGCGCGGAGCGTCAATGAACACGGCCACGGGGAGGCACGAGCGGGGCAGCACCCGCCCGACCGTATGCCGGACGGGGAGGAAGCGCGAGTCACGGACAGAGGACACGATAGCGAGCTGTCCGGACGGGCCACGAACTTCACGGGTGCGGATCACGGCGCTCACTGGGCCAGCTCCATGTGCTCGGCGTTGCTGAACAGGGTGGATAACAGCACGGCGTTGAGCCATTGGGCCTCCATATCCTCCTCCTCGGCCTCGGCCGGCTCGGTTGGCTGGTCATACAACGCGGCGCAACGGTCACACCAGCCGAAACGGTCGGTAGCGGGTTCAACGGCACAGATACAGCAATCGGCGGCGGTTTTGGACACTGGCGGGAATCCTCTAGGTATTGGGGTTGGGTTCTTGCGTTTTGCGTATTACTTGGATCGCTCTTGATCCATGTCCATCACCTGCACCAGCCAGTCGTAAATCGCCATCCCAACGGACGGGGGCGCATTTGTATCACCGCAATACCAGCACACGCACCCCGACTCGCCCGGACATTCCGGTATTTCTCTCATCTGCCACCGTTGCCAATGGTTTACGGTATCGCAGCTATCGCAGCGGACCTTAATCGAAACGTTCTCCACTCTAGGGGAGAGGACATTGACTAGCAGTTCGTTGCGCTCGCTGTCGGTTGTGTCTACTGGCATGGGCGGGGTTCCTATCGTTGGGGTAGGGTGGCGCGGGAACGTGTACGAAAGTAACACGCCCCGCTGCCTTGTCAATAGGCTGGCGTCACGAATTTTCGCGAGTGATAAAGACAATGCGCGGGGGATTCATATTCGTCGCGAGGCGTTGCGCGAATTGGTCGGGGTGCGGCTCCCAATCCCAACATTCCGCCCCACCGCCCCGCTGGTCCATGCGGGCGAGTTCGGCGCGAGTGGCGACCGTGATAAATCCGTCATCAGCGGACCAAACGGGGACATTGTAAAAGCGGGTGGGCTGGTATCTGGCGTCGGCCATCTCGGCTGAGTCCCACCCGAGGGCGGTGGCGGCAATGGTGGCGCGGGAATAGCGGGGCACGGGCGAGTCTCCTGGGTGTGTCTGAGTGGCGTTATGACGCTGGCGCGAGTTTCTTGCTCAGGCGGGCAATCTTTTCGTCGCACTCGGCAATGAGTCCGTTGCACATCATGACCGACAACCCGTGTCCCATGCGGACATACTCGGCGCGAGTCTCTACGATGTTCGCCCTGCGAGCTTCTAGCTTTTCGATCTTCTGTGCAGTCGTCATACCGGCTCCGTGAAAGAGTGAATGGCCTACCACACGAAAGTACAACCGGCTATCTAGCTTGTCAATGGCCCAGGGTTACGAAACTATTGCCGGCAATGGCGCGGGCGCGAACGGTTCCCCTTGCGCGGGCATTTTGCGCTTGCCCAGGCGCGGGCCATTGGCGCTCGCGTGTCCGTTGCGTTGGCTGGCGCGGGGACATATCGTTGGCGCGGGTGTCTGACACCGTTACCCTCCGGGCCGTCCACAGCGGCGCGAGAAACAACGGGAAGAAGGCTTGCCGCGAATACAATCCCCGCACTGCTGGAGAGCAACGGGGCCGGTCACCAATGGCAAGCTGGCGGGACTGGTTCATGCGTACCAGCGGACAGGCGAGGGCGGCAGCGTGAGAACCTGACCGGGTAGCCCCTCCGGAAACGTAGTCACTGTGCTTGAGTAGGCTCGCCCACGGTTACCCCTTTGGTGACCGGGTAAACTCTCTCATGGGCACAGGTGAATAGTTCGGGAGCTGTGGACTCCCGGACATCGCGCCCCCCGACCGGCTTAAGGCTGGCGGGGGGTTGCGTGTTTCTAGGCGCGGGCCAGCCTTACCGTTCCCACGGCCACGGTTCAGGGCGGGCCACCATCTCCTGTTCACAGTTTAACATCACGCGGCGGCAATGCTCGGGGCCCCCAAATGTGTCTAACGTCCCAAGTCGTGCCGCTCGGAACCATTGCACGTTTTCTACGCGCCGATATATGTCTTGGTGGCGATCTATAAATCGCGTAAAACTGGCATTTAGTAAGTATTCTAGGCGCTGCATGGCGGGGGTCATGGGCGGGGTTCCGGTTTGGGTTAGCGGGTGACGCGACGAATGAGCGAGCAGAGCAGATAAGCCAGCGATATGGCTAGGCCAGCTTGCAGGGCGAACGTAACCGCTAGCGTTAGTTCGCGGCGTACTATCGGGTCGTTTAAGAAATCGATCATGGGCGGGGCCTCAAGGGAAGGGTGGAGCCCCCAGCGTGGGTGCTAGGGGCGCTGGGCGGGGTTAGCGGTATTCGGTCAGTTCTTCGGCCATCTAATCGTTGATCTTGTGAGCGGCAATGTTGCGCCAATCCACCCGCGACAGGAACGCGAACGCATAGTCACGGGCGATTCCTTCCGTGCTGGTTTCATGAATTAGATCTTCGGCCTGCTCGCGCAACATCTCGCCAAGCACCCCTTCCGCCACGGGGACGCTGGCATAAAGCGACAGAAAATCAGCGGTGTCATCCGTGCACGCAATGTCGGCCACGGTCAGGCCGTCGAACATCTCCAAGTTGACACGCCACGTTTCGTAGTTCGGCCAGCCGTTGTAGGTAGTGTCGGTTGCGTTCGTCATGGTGGGGGTTCCTCTGGTTGGGTTGGGGGAGGGGGTCAGGCAGGGATCATGCAGCCGTTCGTGAACCGCACAGGGAGCCCCAGCGTGGCGGCGAGGCTTGCAATGGCGGCGGCGTCCTTCGTGGTGGCCGCGCTGCGGTGCATGGCGGCGAGGGTCGCCGCTGCCCAGTGGGGGTCGGTGGCGGCGGCTGCGGTGGCCTTCTCAAGTTCGATACGGTCGCGCTTCGTCATGGCTAGAGTCTCTGGCGTTGGGTTGGGTGCGACAGTGAACACTAGGAATATATCCCGTCGCGAAAGTATGTCAAGGGGCAATATGAAAATATTTTTCGTGTCGCTTGCCATATCTACGGATAGGGGACAGCGATCGATCGCGCCAGGCGAAAGTAGAGGACGTGATCGCGCACCAGGGCGAACTAGGGGGGAAGCTAGGGGGGACATGAGAGGGGGCGACGTGGGGGGATGGAAGGGGTGCCGCCTACCATTGCGGCGGCCAGCTCCCGTGCGCGTCTCATTAGAGTTGAGAACCGTTCTCATCTAGCATTATCGGTCATTTTGTCCGCTCACTTGCCAAGGAACTAGAGGCAAGAGGGCGTAAGTTATTGCAATTCAACGGGTTAGCTAAAGTGGTAAAGCCCCCCCCTATACCCCGCCGAGCGCCGTCTGGATTCCTATACCACCTCCTCACGGTCAGATCGCACGGGTACAAGTCAACGCACAAGCAAGGGTGTACTTGTCAAGGGCGCAGAGGGGGGCTAGGTTGTGGGCACACTTTCACCCAAAGGGGCGGGATATGGCGCGGACGAGCCGGTGGACGGAGGCGGAGCGGCGGGAGGCCGTGGAGATGGTGCTGGACGGGATGGCGGAGGGGAAGACGCTGGCGGACACGGTGCGGGACATTGCGCGGCAGCAGCGGAAGGCGGGGAAGACGGGGGAGCAGGTCTTGTCGCAGGGGCAGGTGCGGCGGTGGGTGGTCGAGGACGAGCAGCAGTTCGCCCAGTACCAGCGCATGAAGCGGATGCTGGGGCAAGCGTTCGCGGAGGAGGCGCTGCACATTGCGCGGGAGTCTACGACCAGCACGACGGCGCTGGATCGGGTGCTGATTGACACGCTCAAGTGGGCCGCGTCGAAGGCGAACCCGAGCGAGTACGGCGAGAAGCAGACCGTGGAACACCAAGGCGCACAGACGTTGCAGGTCAAGATCGTCGAGGATGACGCCCCGTTGCGGAACCCGAAGGCGGCAGAACAGATCGGGAACGCCGTGGCGACCGCGATGACCACGCCGGTGATCCTGAGCCTCCCTGCTGCTACGCCGATGGCGCTGAATCCGTCCGAAGACGACGACGAATAGCAGAGAATCCTGTCTGCGCCAGTCTAAGCGCGAAAATCCTGCCCTGCACCCATCTCCCTTGCAGCGCAGGGGATTGGCTGGAGAACCATCTCTCTTGCGCTGAATTACCGGCAAAAACGTCCTAAGACCATCGGGCTTGCCCGATCTGGCGGTTTGGAGCGCAGGAACAGGGCAAATAGGACTGAAAGTCCTATTGACTAGCCTAAAAACCTGTCAAGCCCTTGTTACAATAGGCTAACGTGTGCAAGCGCAACGAGTTAGCGAGAGCAACATTGTGATGTGTACTTGTCAACATATATACTGTAGTTAACGAGTTAACGAGTTTACTGTAGTTAACTCTAACGCGCTTCGCTTGTTCTGTGCTAACGCACAGGGTTAGTGTGTATATGTCAAAGCAGAGAACAAGCAACGAGCAACAGATCTCTCGGTATCTAGAGATCTAGGATGCGGGGTGGAGCAGTGGTAGCTCGGTGGCTTCATACGCCACAGGTCGTGGGTTCGATTCCCACCCCCGCTATATGACGCCCCCTTTACGCCCCCAGTCGCAGTCGTTGCACCGCTGTCAGTGGTGCAAGGAGTGGGGCCGTCCGGTGAACGGGGTGTGTGGAAAGTGTGGTGAGCCGTATATTGCGGTGCCCAACGAGGGGCCACCCCGCGTAACCAACCCGGAGGCGTGTGCGGACGGTCTGGACTGATGACGAGGTGAACCGGCTGACCGAACTGACCGAAGCCGGATGCACCATCGCGCAGATCGCCAAGCTCATGGGGCGGTCCACAGGGTCAATTCACAACAAGCAAGAAGGCCTCCAGATCGGGGTCGTTCGCAATCGTCGGCCCGAGGTCACGCCGCTCAACAAAGCGATGTTTGACCCCAGCACGAAGATCGACGCGGACAAAATCCCCGAGTGGCTGGACAGGCTGCGTCCTGTCGCGCTCCCTGCGCCGGAAAAACCGACGCGGACGGTCGAGGCGAACGGGTTTACGCTGGTCGCGGGCGACTTTCACTTCCCTGCGCAGAGCAACACGGCGGTCGCGGTGCTGCTGGAAACGATCCAACTCCTGCGCCCACAACGACTTATCCTGAACGGCGACACCGTGGACCTGCTGGCGGTGAGCCGGTATCCCAAGGATCAGCGGTACACATGGGATTTGCGGCAGGAAGTCACCGAGTTTCATAAGTTCCTGCACTTGGTCCGCGAGATTAGCGCGGCGTGGAACATGGACATCGTGGAAACCGAGGCCAACCACAGCGGGAACGGCACCGCCAGCCGATGGCACCGCTACCTCAGTGACCGTGTACCCGTGCTGTACGGGCACCCGAAGGCCGAGGAACTGCTGCGGTACGAGACATGGTTCTACCCGGAGTGGTGTCCGATCCGGCTGCAAGACCATGCGCTGATCGCGGACGAGCTGCTGGTGATTCACGGCGACATGGTACGGAAACACGCGGCGTATTCAGCCCGAGGTCATGCCGAAAAGTGGCATAGCAGCGTGATGCATAGCCATACGCACCGGATGGGCAGCAGCCTGGAGCGCATCCCAGCGGTCGGGCTCCGGCCTGAACAGGTCCGCCGCGCTTACGAAATCGGCTGTATGTGCGACTTGAACCCCAGCTACGTCAGCGCCCCGAACTGGACCAACGGGTTCGCCATCGTCAGCCACGGCGAGGAGACTGGCCTGTACGGGGTGGAGCTCGTCAACGTAGTTAACGGCCAAGCGTCCATTGCGGCGCTGGGCAAAACCGTCACCGCGCAGCCCCTCTAACATGGCCCCGTCCAAGAAGTCGGTCAGTTTCCCGGCGCTGCCCAAGGGCATCATGGCTCCTGGTGGGGATGTCGCGGTCGTTCTGTCGCCCAAGATCAAGCATCCCGATGGGGACGAGTGCTGGGGCATCTGGGACGAGTCCACGCGGACCATCACGCTCGACAAGACGGCCACCAAGCGGCACCAGTGGCGCGTCCTGTTCCACGAGTTGTGCCATGTGGCGCTTGATGATGCCGGATTATCAAATGGCATGAACTACGAGCTAGTCGAGGCGGTCTGTGATGCGATCGCCAGCGCCCGGATGCGGGAGCGGTTCGGCTGATGGCGAGCGCCAAGGGCAAGCACAAGGGCGGGACAGAAACCGTCGTGCGCCTCCACCGCCGTCATCCGGGGCAAGCGGCCATTGCCACCCACCCCGCACGGTTCCGCGTGGTCATGTGCGGGCGTCGGTGGGGTAAGTCCGCCTGTGGCATCCGAGAAATCTGCGATGTGGCGCTGGCAGGGAACCCCGCTGGCTGGTTTGCCCCCAGCTACAAGCTCGCGTTAGAGGCGTGGCGGGAAATCGTGGACCGGCTGGCCCCCGTCACGGCTCGTGTTTCCGAGCAAGACAAGCGGCTAGAGCTCGTCACGGGCGGCATTATCGAGGTCTGGACGCTCGACACGCCCGATCCGGCCCGTGGGCGTAAATATTCGCTGGTGGTGATCGACGAGGCGGGGATTGTGCGCGATTTGCTGGAGGTCTGGCAAGCCGCAATCCGTCCGACGCTCGTAGACTTGAAGGGTCGGGCCTTGATTTTGGGGACACCAAAGGGCCGTCGCCACGGATTTGTGGTCCTATTCAACCGAGGACTGGGCGAAGATGCGGATTGGCAGAGCTTTCGCGCTCCGACACTGGAAAATCCATACATCCCAGCGGAAGAAGTGGAACTGGCGCGTAAGGAACTTCCCCCAGAGATCTTCGCGCAGGAGTTCGAGGGCGTTCCGACAGATGATGGCGCGAACCCCTTCGGCTTGGACGCCATCCGACGCAGCATTGCCCCCGACGATGGACAGCCCAAGGCCGAACCCGTCGTCTACGGCGTGGACTTGGCGCGTTCGTTGGACTTCACCGTCGTCGTTGGCCTCGACGCCTTCCGCCGAGTCGTCACACTAGAGCGGTGGCAAGCGCCGTGGGCGACGACTAAGGACAAGATCCGCCAGATGGTCGGCCAAACCCCGATTGTGGCGGATGCCACGGGCGTCGGCGATGCGATTGTGGCGGATTTGCAGCAGATGGGGGTGAATGTCAGCCCCCATGTGTTCACCCAGCCGTCCAAACTGCGTTTGATGCAGCGATTGGTCGCCGCGTTTCAGAGCGATGAGCTAAAACTGCCCGATGGCTGGCTGATTGCCGAGCTAGAAGCGTTTGAGTTCACCTATACCGCCTCGGGCGTCCGCTATGAAGCGCCCTCTGGCTTCCACGACGACGGCGTGATGGCGTTAGGGCTGGCATTGCACGGGTGGGACCGTGTGCAAGGCGTTCCGCCAGCAGAGTTTACGCCATTCCCATTGCGCGAACGGGGACGGGACGGTAACGTGGAGGATGGCGAGTCAGGACCGCCACGGTCTTTGACGGCGGTGGGCAATTTTACGTCACAACTCCCGTCTGACGGGTGGTAAGAGGAATTCAGATGCCGAAACGTGGAATGGAAGCGGTCGCCAACAAGCAACAGGACATGAAGAACAAGCTCGCCGCCAAACTCAAGCGGAAGCCCGTCATGCAGCGCAAGGGCAAAGGCCCCGGCGTAGCGGTGATGATTGCCATTGGGAAGCCGAAGGGCATGGGTGGCCCGATGGGCGGTCCGATGGGCAAGGGCGAAGACGAGCAGGACGAGAAGATGTCCAAAGCGGACAAGATTGCCGCGCTCGAAGAAAAGATCGGCTATCTCAAGGCGGAACTCGCGCTGCTCAAGGACGAGTCCGACGAGATGGACGACGAAGACATGAACGAGTCGGAAGACGACTCGGAAGACGAAGAAGACGAAGACGAGTACGAGTAATGCCGAAGTCTCCAGCGTGGCAACGAGCTGAGGGGAAGAACCCCGAGGGTGGCCTGAACGCCAAAGGCCGCGCCTCGCTTCGCGCTGAGGGCCGAGACATTAAGCCGCCCGTCAAGAAGGAAGCGGCAGCACAGTCGCCCACCAAGGCCAAGCGTCGGGTGGCGTTCTGTCGGCGCAGTGCTGGTCAGATGAAAATGTGGCCGGAAGCAGCAAAAAACCCAGACAGCCGTTTGAGAAAAGCGAGGCGTCAATGGGACTGCTAACATGCACTCGGTGCAAAACGGAAAAACCAGCTACGGTTGAGTTTTTCCCGTTGCACAACAAAAAGAAAAGCGGATTTGATTCGTGGTGCCGAAAGTGCCGCAGTGATTACAAGGGACGCAATATGTTTCCCAAAGGCATTACTGACAAGGTTCGGGCAAAAGAAGCTCGTATGCTTGACGAGTGCATAATTTGTGGAGAACCAAAGGGGAAATCATTTGCGGTAGATCATGACCATAAAACCGGCCACGTTCGCGGTGGTCTTTGTATGAGATGTAACATGGGGCTTGGGCAGTTTCGAGACAATCCAGAACTGCTTAGGTTTGCAGCGTTATATCTTGAAGGATCATGCGCTTGTGGTGATTGCGATGTGTACTGGGGAGGAAACATTGCTCCAGAGGACATTTCGTAATGAAGGGCATGAAGGAGAAGCTGACCAGCGCGAAGACGGCGAACGATCCGAACTCGCGGATCAACAAGTCGCTTCGGGCATGGGACTGTAACTGACCACGAAGACTGAGGAGGTAGGCGATGTCCGTTGGCAACCAGATGCGCAACAGTGTGACGGTGGCAGCACAGAACGATGCCGCGACACTGGTAGGCTTCCCGTCGAGCGGGAACGTGTCGGTGCAGATCGCTGGCTCGTTGAGCGCGACGATCACCTTTGAGGCGACCTGCGACAACACGAACTGGGTGGCGCTGCATATGCAGCCGGTCGGGTCGGCTCCGGCGGCGACGACTGCCGTAACCACGGCGACGGCAGCAGGGATTTGGAACGCCAGCACCCAGGCGTACTCCGGCGTCCGAGCGCGGTGCAGTGCTTATACGTCCGGCTCGCCCGTCATCACGCTCAAGTATAATGGCGTCTGATATGTCCCTCCTCGCACACGGAATATGGGCAGCGGTCGTTCTCGCGTCGGTATCCCGTGTGTGCAAGGTGGCCTTGGCGTTTGCGCCACATCGCGCAACGGCAACGGCGACAGCGTATGATGAGATTGACGTACCAGAAGACCTCGTGGCCTACGCGATGCAAGAGCGCGAAGCATGGGCGCAGGAAGAAGTCCTCCGCGCTGTGCGTGAGCGGTTTGAGGAGTTGCGTGACTGGAACAAGGTCCGCAGCGCCGTAGGCATTGGACGCATTGACGGGTAAGACACATGACGCTGCCGCTGACGCCAGAGTTAGAAGAAGGGATGAACCTTGAGCAGATGATGGTCGATCTGCTAAGTGCGGAAACGCCGCGTGATCCGAACGCGGAAGTCGCACCGAACGCGCCAGAGGATACGGGCGCAACGCCGGACGAAGATCTCTCCGCGCTCCAGAAGGCGATGTACGGCGCGGACTTCCCCCTTGCCACGCCAGACATGGCGGAGTCGATGCAAGCGTGGGCGTCCTGGTGCCACGGCCTATGGGTGAGCCGCCGCGAGTCGGTGCAGATGCACTTGCACCTCGTTGAGCGCAACCGCTTGTTCCGCGCTGGGCAGCAGTGGATCTCGGCCTCGGGCCTTGGGCCGTGGCGTGAACCGGCCCGTCCGCGTGACGCTGCCCGTGTCGTGTACAACATGATCGACAAGGCGCTGGACCAGCGGCTCCAGATCATGATGGATCAGAAGCCGGGCTTCGCGGTCACGCCCTCGACGCAAGACCCTGACGACAAGCGCAAAGCCACCGCGCAGCAGCTCGCGCTGGAGTACCAGTACGAGCAACAGCAGATGCAGCGCATCGGACGCGAAGCCGCGTTCTGGGCGCAGACGGACGGCCTGAGCTTCTGGCATATGTTCTGGGATCCCGACCGTGGCCCGTGGGATGAGCGCCTTGGCGAGCGGCCCGGTCAGCGCAAGCCGCTGGGCGACATCGGCTGTCAAACGTTGCGCGTGGAGCAGGTGCGGGTCAGCCCGAACGCGACCGCTACGCAAGCGCCGTATTGGGTCATCATCCGCGAAGTGATCTCGCGGTCAGAAGCCAGTTTCCGGTATGGCGTGACGGGCTTGGATGCGTCGGACACGATGCAGTCCCCCGGCAATGCGCCGACCTATTCGGGTGCTGAGGGTATCGGGTCGTGGGTGTTGACGCAAACGACCATAGGCGAAGGCCAACGATTACGGAACGAGGATGTGACCGAGCGCCTCACCGTTTACGTTGCGCCCCATCCCGATGCCCTCCCCGAAGGGTTGCAGATGGTGGTGGTGGGCAACAACGTGGTCTTTGGTCCGTCCCCGTTGCTCTGGGGCGTGATCCCTGTTGTGGCGGTGCGTGATGGGTCCAGTGATCCGTCGTACTATCCGCGCCCCATCATGGAGCAGTGGCTTGACCATCAGATGCGCGTCAATGCGCTGCTGTCCAAGTGGGTTGAGAACATTCGCGTGAACGCGGGTGGGCGGTTCCTCACGCGCCCGAACGCGATCTCCACGGAAACCTTCATGGGTGGCGTGACCTCCATGATCGAAGTCCGTGGCGCAGGACCGATGAGTGATACCATCCAGCCGGTGCAGGGTTTCAGCGTCGGGAACGACGTGAAGGAAGCCTTGGCGCTGGAGAAGACGGCGTTTGAGGATGCGTCCGGCTGGAACGCGGTCAGCCGTGGGCAGGTCACTGGCGAATCGGGTCGAGCGATCATCGCCAGCCGTGAGCAGTTGGAGCGCGTCTTCTCGCCGCCCATCACGGCCCTGTCGTATGCCTACACCGACTGGTGCAAGGTCACGATGGCTGCGATGGCGTGGGGCTATTCTCTACCCCGGTCACTGGGCGCGATTGGGAAGAATCGCCCCGACTTGGCCCGTGCGGTCAGCGCCAGTGACTTCGATGGACAGTCGGATGTGCGCGTCGAACCGGCGACACTGATGCCGATGCCGATGGCGTTCCGCCTCTACCTGCTAGACAACTGGCTCCAGACGGGCGTGATCGACCTCAAGGAATACCGTCGTCGCCAGATGTTTGCGATGGCGA